CAAAGGATGCAGATTCGGCGAAAAAACTTGACGATCTTCGAAAGTCTTATGTTGCATCTAATGATATAAAAGGTTTTGATGTTCCCTGGGATTGGAGATTAGGAAATGCATATACTTACTCTGAATCGATTGGTAATCACATGCCAAAAGGTCCGGAATGGGTTGGTAGTCCTTCATTAATGAATCCATATGCATTAATAAGATTTGGTCATGTTGCAAGTAAAAGACATCACTCTTTATTAATGGATAACGAAGGCGAACACAGTTTCAAAACTGCAGGACTTAGTAGGCCAATAGTAACTTCTGCAAGTCTCGGCCTCACGGATGAGGATAGGAGAGAGGACTCGGGTAGTGACGGCACCCGAAATGTCGTAAATATAGGAGCTGAAAAACGTCATGACTATGGAGTTGAATTTGGACAGGATGTATACGAAGACAGTTCATCCGCCTTATATGTAGAAGTGGTTGATGAGTCACAGGAAAAATGGGTTGCCACCAATAACAATGTGCAATTTGAAGGCAAGCCCCTTCTTGATCCATCGAAAGTTACTGTTTTCAAAAAAGAGAACTCACCAAAACTGAATGATCCAAATAACAAGGATTTCTGGTATAATTATTTTGGTTGGGTAGAGTGTGCGGATGCCCCTGGTTCAGTAAATAAATTATGGGTATTACAGGCCCATTGCCAGAAGAATAAGTCAGGAACAGGTAGTTCCATTGGTGGTGACTTAGCAGCCGAGGAGAAGGCTTCTTTGAAAAAAAGAATAACAAATGATAACGCAAAAATTGATTCACAAGTCAAAAGAGTATGGAAATCTGACGGGTATATAATTACCAAACGATATTTACATGAGGATACCTTAGAAGCAGTGAATACTGAACCCCTGGAGCCAACATTTGAAAACCTAACAAACATTGAAAATTTCTCTGGTAAGGAACAGTTCATTTATAAATGGACAGATTTCTTATATTCAAAGAATTTTGGAATTGTACCGAACAACTATTTAATTACCTTACGCCGATACCCAATGCCTGCATTAGATAATGGTGCTATATTTGGACAAGAGACATCATTAAAAACAGTTTTACCGATATCAACAATGGTATGTTGGGCTGGTGAAGTTGAAGGTAATCCTCTTGCGGATATACTTGGAGTATCGTGGAAATTGAATTGGAAGGATATTTCATCAGAGACCACATCAGTTCAAGGACAGGAGCAGGGTGCAGATTCCGGACCATTCAAAGGAGTTTCAAAATGGCTTGGAGTGGCAAGTGCGGCAAGCGGTGGTGGTAATTTTGGTGCCATTTCAGGATGGGATGACCAGAGAGCTAAATTTGATCCGTATGAAGGTGGGCAGTACGCCAACAGAGTATATGGCCCAGTGAATTCGATTATAAAAACAAAGGCTCGTGAGCAGGGTATAGAATCTGCACATCCAATAACATTGAAATTTAATTACTCACTGAAATCTATCGGTGGTGTGAATCCTAAGGCGGCAATGCTTGACATATTCGCAAATTCACTTGCAATGACATATAACAATGCAGATTTCTGGGGTGGAGCAAACAGATATTTCCCAAACAAACCTCAGTATCCATTCCCTGGAAAGAAAAAGGGACAAGAGGCTTGGTATAGTGGTGACGTGACAGGATTTATTGATTCTATAGGTCAACAATTAACAGAAACGGTCACAGGACTGGCTGGGACATTGAAAGATTTGATGAACAATCCCAAAGCGGCATTAAAAAAACTTGCCGGAGGGGCCGCATCTACATTTATGGCATCGAAGTCAAAAGAAAACAGACCTGAAATATTAAAGTTTAAGGCGTTATTGACAGGCGATCCAATCGGCGAATGGCACCTAACAGTTGGAAATCCATTTAATCCTATTGTAATGATTGGAAATTTAGTGGTGACGGATACAAAGGTTCTTTTCAGTAACCAATTAGGAAAAGACGATTTTCCTGAAGACATGACAATCGAAATTCAATTAGATCATGCACGTCCAAGGGACAAGGGAGATTTGGAATCCATGTTCAATAGAGGTGAGGGTAGGCTTCATTATGCACCATTTGGTCAAGCAAATGATTTATGGAATACTGCAAGTTCTACATCCAATTCAAAAATTGACAGTTCGTGGAACAGAGATGGAAGTGATGCTGGAGATGGAATTGGTAAGACACCACCAACCAACGCAAACGGATCAGTTGATTCCGCGGTGAGCAATACCGGAAAATTGTATGGTGAGTCCTCGAAACAGGCATTTGCATTGTCATCGAAAATGGGATTCAAATCTGTAGAATAAAATAATCAAGATCATATGAGACTAACATTATTAGATTATAAACCAAAGGTCATAAAAGATGGTGTAGAAATTGTCGATTTGTCCCCCGCTTCACTGAGATTTGACGCAGAAACAAGTTATATTGTCGATGCATTTTATGCAGGGTCGGATATGAGAATGAGACCGGACACAATAAGTGACAGAGCGTTTGGAAATGTCGACAATTGGGATTTACTTTGTAAATTTAACGGTATATCAAACCCATTCGCAATAGATGAGGATGATTTAATTGCAGTTCCGGAATTGAACTGGTTAATGGGTAAATTGAATAAAGCTCCATCCGAGGCGGAAAGTAAAGACATTCGAAGCCAATATGTGGATGACACAAAAGCGGCTGACATGGATATCCGGAAAAAACAGTATAATGAGTTTGTTAAGAATTTACATAAGTCAACATCGATAGCAAACGAAAACGCAATGTATTTACCTCCAAATTTATCACAACTTGGTGACCAAGAAGCGAGTGTAATAGATGGAGTCGTATATTTGGGTAATGACATTTCAAAAAATAATAGTTAATCATGGCCAAAAAGAAAGCCCCCCTCGGAAAAAATATAGGATCCATTGGTGGTGGTTATCCATACATTGAAATAAATGGCTATGGCCCATTTACAGTGGATGAAATATTATTCTTACATATAGAGTGTACTGATTTTCTACCAACGATACACCTAATAATAAAGCCTGGTTCTGGACTATTTATAACGAAACATTTTCCAAAGGATGGAGATCTTATAAACTTATTTATTAGGTCCCGTGAGGACACCTTCAAGCCAATCAAGAATGACTATTATATCACTCAAATACAAACCTCCGCTTCGACAGATGCTGAAGTTGGGAAAATGGAAATTGAGTTGAATGGCGTATTGAGAGTGCCAATGCTGTTTACAGATGTGTGCAAGGCAAAGAAGGAAAAAACTTCATACGAGGCTCTACTTTCAATCGCAGAGGACTTGAAACTTGGATTCTCGAGCAACCAGGATATGTCAAAAATGGACGATAAACAGACTTGGATTGCACCTTACATTACATATAAGCAATGGATTCAGGACATAACAAGCCATGCATACAGTGACGACGATTCATTTTACGAGGTATGGATTGACTTCTATTATAATCTATCTTTTATAAATATGAATCAGTTAGCGGCAGTCGAGGACAAGTTGGAACCCAAAAAAGGACTGACTCGAAATGTATATCAAAATGATTTCGATGCCACGGGTAAGATTTCACATACAAAATCTGAAATTCTTCTCAGTAACGATAAAGATAATATGTCAACCAATTATTATTTTGATTCTGCCTCAATAGTGAATACATCTGGAGTCAAGAACATAAAAAATGGATACAGTAGAAACTTTCAATATTATGAGAAGATTGCCGAGGAGTCCAAGCAATGGAAAATTGATCCGGTAATTACCAAGGGTGCGGAAAAGACAAAAGTTGTAATGAAGGGTAGAAAGAGTGAAGATTGGTATCAGAAAGAGATAAAATCTGTATGGGAAGGAATTCAATATGCATTACCAATTCACAATACACATAATTATTTCAAACATTCTAAAATCCAGAATTTACAGAATAATAATGCATTGGACAAATTAAACATGGAACTGAAATTACCAAATGTCAATTTCAATTTTTATAAAGGTCAGGTTGTTCCTGTGACGTTCGTGCTTTCAGGGGAACCGAGTCGTATAAGAGAGGCTGGATTTCAGGACGACGATCCTGCAAACCAAGGCTGGGGCTTAGATAGGTTTTTAACAGGGCAATATATAATATTAGGGATAGAATTTGAGTGGCGTAAGGGTGCAGATGAACCGGATCAAGAACATGGTGGCAGGTACGATCAATACTTGACAATAGGTCGTAGAGAATGGACTATGCCAGATGAGAATTTACCAAGGAAAAAAACATTAATTCCAAACAATGAACAATAATCAGGATAGAATAGTCCGCGGATTTTTAGGTATGGGCCAAAATCGAAGAGTAAATAGTGACGGCCAAAATTTCAAAGACTTGGTTGAATCAAGTGGATGGCAAGACCCAACATTTTTAGGTTTCACCGTAAGGTTTTGGGATCAAAGATTGTATGAACCAAGAGTTGGTAGAGGATTTTTAGATACCGCATCTTCAATGACCGGACTTTTATTAGATGATAGTGATGTTGATTCCGCGGCAAATTATTTATTAAGAACCGGCCATGGTCAGGAGTCAATATTCATTAAAAAATTTAGAAGTATATTAATGGATTTACAGACTACCAAGCCCTGGTATATACAGTCAATCTCTGGACTGGCCTCATTAATGGAACCATTGAAGGACGGAAAAAACATTCGAGCTCATGAATCGGTATTGGAATTTGAGTGTTTGGAATCAATGGATATGAGAATGTCATTCCTCGCGGATTTACATAAAAAGGGAACCTATGATATGGTTTGGAAACGAAATTTACTTCCCCAAGAAAAACGAAGGTTTAATGTTGACATAATAATAGCGGAGATACGTAATCTTAGAAGTTGGGATATAAAAGAGGAAACTGTCACCCAAGGAACCGCAGGAACTACTCCTCCGGCTGGTGCTGGCAATACTCAAGGAAATGCAAAAGCGACCGGATCGACCTATAGTGCAGATGACGCGGCAGAAAACACGCAGACTGATGCAGAGCGTGATAGAATTGCAGCAAAGAAGGGGAAAAAAACTTCAGGAGATGTTGAGACAAACGATGATGGAACTTTTGGAGGAACGAAGAAACCAACCACAGGAATTAAAGCGATTGACGACCTTGCATCTGCATTCACAAATAATCCAAGTCAGGGCAAGGATACAAGTTTCACCAATGTCTCTGGAGATTTAGTTGTTCAACATTTAGAAAATGATATCAGTTACCACGTTATTCGTTGCTTGGATTGTGAGTTTGAATTTGGTGCAGCCCCGTGGGTTGAAACTGTCTCAAATGTGGATACTTCTACGGCAGCAACAATGAGATTTAAAATTAACGTCGGGGATGCATATGAAATAAATCAGTATGGTTTTTTCAATTGGGTATTGGATGACATGAAAATACACAGTGCAGTTCCGGATGACAGTACAGAAGCTCTACAAAAATATTCCTCACAAAAGAAAAATCATGGAGCATTACATTTTCCGGCTGAGGGTGGAACGAGCTCGTCTGTGGCACTTCAAAAAACTTATGACGCAATGGAGTCCAAAAAAAGTGTAAACTCATTTGGTAAGGGCTTTATGGACACAATGGAGGCAAAATGGGAGCGTTGGACATACGGTCTTGGTCCCGACGTAGTTGGTGAGCATTTGGGAGACATTACCCAAATAAGTCGAGTCGTCGGTGAAGTGACAGGCACAAATTATTTAGCCGATGCGGAACGGGCCTGGAAGAAAAAGATGATGGATATTTCTTCAAGTCCTTATAATCCTGGCGGCTTAGATTTAACGGATCCGGGCGACTTGATCACATATGGCATCGGAATAAAAGATGAATTAACAGGTAAAAATAAAGACTCCAATTATACCAAACCGGCAATTGATATGTCAAACTTCAAGAACATATTTGGGGCTAAAATAATTGACGATCCATTATCCGAAAATGGTAGAGTGATCACAAGAAGCCAAGAGGCTGGTGCGTCATGGACAAAACATTTACAGGACAAGGAAATGATGTCAGATTACATTCGCCGTGCAAAAATCGGGGACAATCCTCAGGCGGATAGTAGTAATTCACCGTCAGGTAGTTGGAAAAATATGTCACCTAAAGATGGATTCCCTCTCAGCAAGGGTGGATTGGGAAGTAATATACATGAAAATGATACAGGCTATAAACCAAATAAAGGAATTGATCAGTATGACCTTACGGGATATGAGCCTGAAAAGGGTGTTGATCAGTACGAACACACAGGATATGAGCCTGAAAAAGGAATTGACCAGGTTGACCTCACAGGATACAAACCAAATAAAGGAATTGATCAGTACGATTTGACAGGGTATAGTCCTGAAAAAGGCGTTGACCAATACGAACACACGGGATATAAACCTGAAAAGGGTGTTGACCAATATGACCTCACAGGATATAAACCTGAAAAGGGTGTTGACCAATATGACCTCACAGGATATGAGCCTAAGAAGGGTGTTGATCAGTTTGATTTAACAGGATATGAGGCCAAGAAGGTTGTCGATCAGTTTGACCTTACAGGATATGAGGCTAAGAAGGGTATTGACCAAATCGATAATACAAATTCATATATAAAATCTGGAGGTATTGACCAAGTTGACTTGACAGGGTACGAACCAACCGACGGAATTGACCAAGTTGACTTGACAGGATATGCACCGAGTAAAGGTATTGAGCAAGTTGAGTTGACGGGATACGAACCAACCGATGGTATTGACCAAGTTGATTTAACAGGGTACGAACCAACCGACGGAATTGACCAAGTTGACTTGACAGGATATGCACCGAGTAAATATGCACCGAATAAAGGTATTGAGCAAGTTGAGTTGACAGGATATGCACCAAGCAAAGGCATTGACCAAGTTGACTTGACAGGATATGAACCTGACAGAACGATTAATCCGTCGAAAATAAAATATGACATAATTAAATTAAATAAGAAAATAACACCAAAGAACATCCATGACCAGTTATAACAAATATCATGCAGAAAAATTAATAGCCGAGGACCTTGTTGGGACTGTTTGGTTAGGTGAAATTATTGATATCAATGATCCTGAAAAGTTAGGCCGTGCAAAGATTCGAGTATTTGAAAAATTTGATGAATTAGAGGATGACGTATTACCGTGGGCTTCCCCGGCTCAGAGTACAATTTTTGGTGGTGGGGGTAACTTTGGTGCCGGATCTTTCAGTTGCCCTAAAAAATCTTCAATTGTGAGAGTTACCTTCGAACACGGGGACATATATTCTCCTGAATTTTTTGTCATAGAAAATTTGAATATGGAAATGCGTGCGGAATTATCAGTTACAGATAATTATGAAAATGCTCAAGTCCTGTTATGGGACTCAGATGAAAACGTCAAAGTTCTATATACTAAGAAGGGTGGACTTCGAATGTATTTTGATGACTCACACCTTACAATTGACCCGGCCAAACATATAACATTGGAACATAAGGGAGGCCCAAGTAAAATGACAATGATTGAAGGAGTAACGACACAGTTCTCGGATACCCAGCATTATATGGACGCTCCTGACTGTAAAATCGGCAATGGAGCATCACACCCCGCGACAAAATGTGACGCCCTTTTTGACATATTATCAACCATGGCCACAATGATAGATTCAAAAGTGCCACCAACACCAGGAATAGCCAAAGGATTGGTTGACGCGGGCAAGGCAACAGCTTGTAGTGCAATTGTCAAAATTGCAGATTAGAATAAAAGATATATAATGTAGAACAAAAATAACAATTAATTTTTTAGTAATTTTTTATAGGTAAAATAATGGACGAACGCAACATTGAAGTTGAAATTTTAGGAACGCTTTATAAAGCAAACACAGTCTCGGATCTTGTTGATTTAATGGATCAAGATGACTTTAATTTTGAACAACCTGGCGCAATGGACAATTGGATGAATTATGGGTTCATCAAAAAAGATGTATCGGATGGGGATGTATTGAAAGTAATAGGGATAGGAAACGTGGATGGGACGTATTTTGATGTCATGTGCGACAACGGAGTAACATTCAGCGTGAATATCAAAAAAGAAAAATTGTTTTTTGAAATGAGGGGAGTGGAATTTGGAACCACAAAAGAATTATATGACTGGTTAAAAACAGCCGGAAATGCATGGTTCAAAACAAATGACAGCACCTTATTTGTTGAAATAGAAGAAGGAATTACGAATGTGAGCTTGTTGCATTCATTCTTAAATGACAAAAAGAAAGAGTTTTTATTACAAGCAAGAAACGCGGACAAAGTGTATACAGCAAGAGTTATTGACAAAAATGCCGGTGGTTTTATTGCAAACATAGATGGATTAGAAACGTTCATTCCGGGAAGTTTGGCAAGTGCAAATAAAATATCAAACTTCGATGACCTAATTGGAACAGATATTTTTGTAATGTTTGAGGATTATATTTATGAAGGTGATACCTTTATAGTTTCAAACAAGAAATATATTAAGCACATATTGGAAGAGAAAATCCAACTATTGTCACATGACGAAAAATATACGGGAACAATTACGGGAGTTTCGAAATTTGGAATCTTTGTTGAGTTTGATGAAATATTCACAGGACTCATTCATGTGTCGGAAATGACACCCGAAACCAAAGATGAATTTACATTTTATAAATCAGGTGAAGAAATTTCCTTCTATGTCAAAGAAGTTGCAAGGAACAACAGAATCATCTTATCTGAATATAAGGGATGTGCAGTTGTTACAACATTTGAAGATTTCCAGGCTGAGTGTGAAGATACCATACAGGAATGTGAAATTGTGGGTGTCCGGGAAATTGGAAGCTTTGTCAAGTTCAAATTAAATGAGAGTTCATTCATTGGACTTTTTCATAACAAAGAATATCCCGAAGGTTTTATGCCTCAGATGGGTATGAAATTGAAAATTGAAATAACTGAAGTGAATATCGAAGAGAACAAAATATTCACGAGAGCTGTGGAACAAGAATATAATACGAGTAAAAACGAAATTACATAATGGGCGATAAAAAAGGAATAAATCCAAAATTTCACAATAATGAAATATTCACAGAGTTGGCACCAAGTTCACAAGTGGTGCCGACTGATGAATATTTGATTGGTTATGAATTTGAGTTCTATACAAAACTGTCAAAAGATGATACGGCAGCAGGGCTTCAAAAGGCTTTAGGTAAAAAGGTTACCGTGCCATTTGAAACGACAGGATTCGGGGATAAGAAGAAAAAGTCATATACTGTTCATTCAGGAGCTCATGTGTCCGGAGACGAATTTATACTTGAGCCGGATTATTCGGGCGGACCAAATATGAGGGAGTTGATTACAGGCCCACTCGGTGAGTCTGAGGCGCGTATAATATTAATCAAGGTTCTTCAATGGATACAACGAAACGGGTGGACTACGGACAGGGCTGGGATCCATATCAACATATCATTGTCACCGATGAGATTGAGAAATCGTGGTGCCGATATAACGAATATGAACATTTTGAAAATGTGCCTATCCTTCAATGAAAAGATGATTTATGAAAAGTTTCCAGGTCGTGTCGGGAATACATATGCAAGAAGTGTCAAAGAAATTCGACCAGCAAATAAATTTATGTTCCGGGAGACATCTGGAGCATTATTAAATAAAAGTAATTATATATGGCCTACCACAAAATATTATGGAATTAATTTTCTAAAAGTTGAAAACAACTATTTAGAGTTTCGATATTTGGGTGGTGCGGATTATGAGAAAAAAGCACAGAAGATTTTAGATTGTCAGGACATTTTCTGTAAGTCAATTAAAGATGTTGTTGAACATCCGGAATTTACAGAGTCTGATACAGTACAATTGAAAAGGTTATTGGAAAGTCATAAAAAAATAGCAACGTCATTCTCTAATGTAGAGAAATTTATTTACAACTATCCTGAGTTCGTTGTGTTGGTGGATCTTCAAAGTCACATTGACATCACAAAGACATTCTGGTCCGTTGTCCGCGAGGGTTTATATGACTTAATTGTTAATGCAGGAGTAGAAAAAGGGTATTTTAATTATGACAGAGAAGTTGGTACCTTTCAAATAAAGGATGCTGTTCTTAAGAGTTGTAACAACATATCAAAATTTGATATCGTCAATTGTAAGGTTGATGGCCTATTAGATAACTGTAGCTTTTTACATTGTGATATCAAGAGTAGTCATATCGAGGATTCTGAAATAATTGGTGGATGCTCAATCTCGGATTCAAAAGTCAAATCAACCCCAATCAATTTTTCCAATAAATTAGTAAACTGCTATGTTGAAAATGAAAAGGATATCATTAATGGGGAATTGGAAGATTCAATCATAAGAAAAGGTGTTATAGGAGAACTGGCAATCATTAAAAATTGTATTAAAGTATAATGGAATATAAAACTATATTAGAAGCTGTTGATTTATTAGAGAAAAGATATTTAGATCCGGCAACCGACGTATTGGCCGAAATAGAAGAGGATTTCTCAAATTATGATTTTCTCATTGACTTATTTGGTGTCGTTGATATCAATGAACGGAAACTTTATGAATATCACCTTCAATCTTTAAATGAGGGTTGGGATGCATTCAGTCTAAAAATAAAAAGTATGGTACAAACAATTTCCAAGAAAATTGGTCATGTGAAAGATTTATTTGTCACCCTTTCACAGCAGTTAATGACAGATGCCGTTGCTACCCTATCAATAGTGACAAAATATTCAGAGAGATCTAATATGGGAGATGCCGTGAAAATTGTCAGCAGATTTTCTGAAGTTAGTGAATTTGTTCATGAATCATCACATCTGGAAAAAGAGTGGTTTGATTTGTCATGGAACTGGCTAACTGAAACAAAGATCAACAAAATCAAGGCCCTGTTTGGTAAGGCCGGATATATAGGATCCGTGAAATATTATAAAGTCACTGGAGATTTCCAGGATATTATTGACGGTAATAAAGTTCAAAATGATGACCTGGTCAAGAAAATTAGAGACACCAAAGCCGGACAAGCTATTTTAAAGTTCTTCCGTGCATTGGATGGATTGATACAAAAGATTACAGGTACAATTGCGGATGTGACATTGGCCGGAGTGTCAAGAGTTATAAATCGACTGGGAGGACCTCCTGTTCCAAAATTCGACAATATGGGTAAGGTATTTTGGAGAGTTCGAGACTTCTTGAAACCAACAATCATTTCCCCCAGATGGAGACGAGATACTGAGTCTGCGTTAAAAGCTGGAGGCAAAAAAGTTTACAAAGGATTATTGGCAGCATTTGTACCCGGAATTGCCGGATACCTTGCATTTGCCGGAATTGTAAAATATATTGATATCACAAGAAAAGTGGTACTAATAATAGAACCAAAATAAGACACAAAATTATGTCAATGTCAGAAGCGGAATTTATAGAAAATGTCCAGAGAGAGATGACGGCCTCCGGAAGTTTGCCGGTGGTGTTAGAAGAGCCTGAAATAAAAAGGTTAATCCAAAACGAGGCGGAATTCTTCTACAGAGAATATGGTCCTGCAGTGGAAAGTACCAAATATGTAGTAACGAAAGCGTCAATAAATAGTGCAGAATTCAAATCAAGTAGGATAATTCATCTTCCCGCATGTGTGATATCTGTTGTGAGGTTTCAGGAAATTAATGGAATTGGCCGACTGGGAAACATTGACAGGGATTTCTCGGAAGATAGATTAATGGCATCCGAAATATTCCTGAGTTCATTTCATGGGGATGACCTTGTAATGAGAACCGCTCAATATCAGTATTTTGACCTTGCAAAATCATTCTTCTTGGAACAAATTGCATACGATTTCAATATAAATACGAAGAGACTGACTGTTAAGGGTAGAGATCCAAAGTTTGATCTATATATTGAGGCATTGGTTAAAATACCATTGGAAGATTTATTTGGGGATCCATATTTCTTGAAGTATATAACAGGTAAGGCAAAAATTGCATTGGGTAGAATGCTAAGCACATATCCGTTTCCAATGCCAGGAGGTGTACCAATTAACGCAGATATGATTCGTGACGAGGGCAAGGAAGAAGTTGACTGGATAATGGAGAGAATTGACGCAGAAAACCAACCGGATTGGTTTTTTCAATACCATTAAGTTGTTGATTCTTATGGACTTAATAAAAATTATACAACATATAACGAAATCGTCCGTATGATATATATATATATTAACATAACATACGAATGACAAAATGGAAAATTTACATACAATAAGAAACGACTCTAAAAATTTTGGTGAGTTTGTCAAGAAGGTGAAAAATTTTTTAAAGACAGACTCACCATTTTTATTTGAAATTGAAAAGTTGACAGCGTTTTTAGATGAACATTATAACGATCCCCCCCTGGTCCAGAGACTATTTCATATTTGGGAAGACAATTTCAATTTATATACCTGTAAATTTTGTGATACACCGACACCTAAGAAGGGTCATATGGTAATGAGAAATAACGAATATTATAACGATATATGCACCAATAAAACTTGTGTGACCAAAAAAATCAAAGAGACCACACTAAAAAAATATGGAGTTGAAAACGCCAGTCAATCTTCTTCAATAAAAGATAAAAAACGTAAAACAACCTTGAAAAATTATGGAGTTGAAAACCCCAGCCAATCGGTTTCCATAAAAGATAAAAAGGTACAAACGACACTAAAAAATTTCGGGGTTGAATATACATTTCAATCTGAGGAATGTCGGAATAAAAGCCGACAGACAACCCTCAAAAAATATGGAGTTGAAAATCCCCAGCAGTCCCAGGAAATACGGAACCGAACATACGACACCAATATGAAGCGATACGGGGTAAAGCACCCTCTACAATCGGCGGCAATTATGAATAAAATGGTGGCCACAAATTTGGATCGATATCATGTGCGATATACTGGTCAGTCTGAGGATATAAAATCAAAAATACGAAAAGTTTGGATTGATAAATATGGCATAGAACATCCCGCAAAGACAGTAGGTGCAAGACGGAGAAGTAAACTATTCAACTTACAAAATAGGATCAAAATTATAGAGGATTTTAATGCCTTAGGATATCTATTTATTTCTCACAATAACGGTCAGATATTCACCTTACAATGTCCCACCTGCAACCAGGAATTTACCCAATCTCGTGATTTTTTACGCCAGAGAATGGTCGTGTCGAAAGTTGAATTGTGTACTCATTGTAATCCAATTGATACACATGATTCATGGGGTGAAAAGGATCTTAGTAATTTTGTGAAGAGTTTGGGGGTTGAAATCGAACAGGGTGACCGAACAATTCTTGACGGTAAGGAAATTGATATTTATATTCCGGATAAGAAAATTGGATTTGAGTTCAATGGCTTGTATTGGCATTCGGATGCATATAAGGAAAAAATGTATCATCAGGAAAAAAAGTTCCTGGCCGCGGAGGTAGGTGTCAACTTGATACATATTTGGGAAGATGATTGGAATTTTAAAAATGACATTGTCAAGAGTAGGATTCGAGCTGTTTTTGGAATGTCGGAACGCATATATGCCAGAAAATGTAAGATATTGGAAGTTGACTCAAAAACTTCAAGGTCTTTCTTGGACGCCAATCACATACAGGGCCACGTAAATTCCAAATATAAGATTGGTCTATACTTCGAGGATAAACTTGTCTCCCTGGCCACCTTTGGTATCAGGAACAAGAAAATGGAACTCCTAAGGTATGTAAATATATTGAATCATACGGTGGTTGGTGGATTCAGCCGACTTTTAAAACATTTTATAAAAACATATTCGGTGGAATCGATATTTTCATATGCCGATTTGGATTGGTCAATGCCGAGAGACAATGTATATGAGACAAATGGATTTGAATTCGTGGGCAATACAGAACCAGGTTATTTTTGGGTGGTCGATTCGACAAGAGAAACACGTCAAAAATACATGAAACATAAATTGGTCAAGGAGGGTTTTGATTCGTCAAAGACAGAAGATGAGATTATGCACGAGAGAGGATATAATAAAATATATAACAGTGGGAATGCAAAATATTCATTAAATTCAACATTATAAAAATTTTGGTGAGTCTGTTTTTAACAGGCCCACCATTTTTTTATTTTACAGTGACACTAAATTCCGCCCAATTCTTCTCTGAAGTATTCACATCCAGCTTGGCACCTTTTGCCCATTTGTAAGGTTTGGCCCAACTCTTAAATATTTTCAAATATTTTTGATATTCTCCGCCAGCCCATTCTTCTTGGTCAGGATCTTCTTCGTCGTCCCAATCAGGAGTATACCAGTTTCCAAGGTGTCTAAATTCAATATATGCTCGTTTATTTTTGGAGTCTTTACCAGATTGGGATTGGAATGAGTCTCCTGGTTTGAAATATTTAAGATCAGACAAAATGTCATCTAATTTGTCATCCACACCAGCCAAACCTTTCACAAGTTTTTTCACCTTAGGACTTGTCGGGTCTGAATCGACGGCAAGACGAATGAACATATTTTCACTATTGTCGAGATATATTCCAAATTCGATCCACTGTTCTCCGTCAGTTTCCGGGTCGACTGCAGTGAATTTTATAACATCAGGAATCACATGGTTGGATTTGATGTTATATTTTTTCCTGAAATACGCTGCATATCCCAAACTATTTGCCACATTTTTCATGGAAGGAAATTTCGTTCTGTCAACACCAGGATTTGTTATTGTCATGGTAAATAGAGGAACCTTTTTATTCATTCCCCATTCATCCGGAACTGCTTTTGATATTTTAATAGTTGAACCTTTGAAGGATTTTTTAGCCCAAGCTTTATGATCTTTTTTAAGAGTTGCAATCATAGTTTTAATGTCAGGGAAATTGTCAAAGAATGTAAGATAGTATTCACCGGCCCAAGCATCCGTGAGTTCATCTCTCAGTTTATGTGAAATTGAGGCTCCCTGTGATTCAAGTAATTGATTGAAGGATTTTACGTAATTTTCCATTTTTATTCGTTTTTTTAATTTATAGTGTATATATGTAAATTATATATATTATATCAGAGTATGTTTTTAATTATTAGAGGAGTTAGTATAATGCCATATCCAACGATGACAGCAAGTGGATACTATGAAAATGTTATTGGCAAAACAGAGGAAATGAAATATGTCATAGAAATGGCCAACTATATGACAGATGTTAATGCCTTGGTATTATTGACAGGGGAGATTGGGACAGGTAAAAAATTCTACAGTAGATATATGCATAATATATCTTTGCGTTCAAATGGACCATTCTTAATAGCACATTGTCGTCCCGGAAGATGGAATATAACAACAGGTGAATTATTTGGAACAGAAGTTGGTGGTAAAATTCGACCCGGAATATTTGAACAGGCCTCGGGAGGAACCGTTTTAATTGAAAATATAGAACTTTTGGATATAGAAGATCAGGGTAAGGTTTTAAAATTACTCCAAACCAAACGGATGTATAGAATGGGTGGAGCGGATAGAATATCATTGGATGTTCGAATAATGGCATCAACGACAGAGGACCTTGGAGACCTCACAAAAAATGGTATGTTTAGAGAGGATCTTTTTTATATGTTACAAGATGGCATAATAGAGTTACCCCCTCTCCGTGACCGTGGATTTGACATTGTACGATATGCAAGAAATTTCGTTCAGGAATACAACATGAGATATCTCACAGAGTTAGCGTTTCGGTCGGATCATATCAGTGAAAAGGCGTTAATTATTCTTGGTGAATATTCCTGGCCAGGAAACCTTAGAGAAATGAGGAACACAATGGAACGGGCAGTCATACTCCGTCATCAAACCCCGTCAGATAAACATGGTACCCCAATAACGGCAAACTCATTAAAATTTCTCACGGATGTTCCGGTTGAAGTTGATTATGAGGAGGATTACGAACCTGAACCCGTATATGTTGCTCCAGGGCAGTTTGTACTCGAGATACCAGATGAGGGAATAGGTTTTGATACCATTGCAAAGGGTCTCATATTACGCACGTTAGAACTCACCAATGGTAACAAATCGAAGGCTGCAAAATATTTGAATTTGACATTGGATGTATTTAAAACCAAACTCAAGAGAAGTGGCATCAAAATCAAGAAGAAGAAGGTTATCCAAGAGTAGAAATTTTTATATATAAAATATAAAATATAAAATATAAAATATAAAATATAAAATAAATAAGAATGAATTATTTCAGTACGCTTGAATATGAATCAAAAGAAACGGATATTATCACAGAGGAATACATATATCAATTATATGAAGGACTTGATATATCCAAATTTAAAACCATTTTTAAAAAGAGTTTTGGTGAATTCAAAACTCATTTTAAATTTGTCACAACGTTCGGCCTGGTAATGCCAATTATGTTTCCGTTGGTGGAAAACCTAATTAAAAATTCATCATTTGTGGTGGATTTGAATCCCCAAAATATTGTATTTGCGACAGTGGCAACACTATCGATGATAATTGGAGAAAAGAAATCTTCCATACAAAGTTTCAAACAGAAACTTATTTCACAGGATAAAAAATGGGAGGTGGTTCTGGACTCACTTGTCAATACTTTCAAATCAATAAAAGAGTTATTTAGAAACGTGGCTAAATTGACTGGTAAGGTAATAAAAACATGGTGGGATATGTTATCATTTACCATGCTCGTGGTTCCGTTCGTCAAAGTTCTTACAGAGGTAATGGTCAAACAGAATTGGTCAATTGATAATTGGGATAGTTTATTGGCAACATTTGTGGCTGGTATATTCACAATTGGTGGCAAGAATGTGTTGCAGATGGTAACGTATACACTCAAGAAAAAACACGCAAAAATAAAATGGGTGGAGCCGGTTGGGGTTGCAGGCGATAAAAATGTCCCCGCGACAACGTAACTATTAAAAAAATTACATCCATGAAAAATTACATATTAGGATACGATAATTATAGAGTGTTGAATGAAGACGCAAAGACGGAGTTCTATGAAACTGCCGCGTGCCTTGGAATTTATGCGGATGGTAAATTTGCCGCGTTGGCAAAAGATATACTGACTGCAACAACCGATATTTCAGAACAGATCAAGGAATTTATTCCAATGTTCAATGACATTTTAAAATTGTCAGGGGATTGGAGCTCCCAGGGTGTTTCTGAGCTCAATAAGCGGTTGAAAGGAAAAAATGTATTACCTGTCATATTAGATATAGCTGGATTGTCACTGGGAATGTATAATTTCGTCAATGTCGTTGTCAGAAAAGAACTGAACATACAAGGTAAATTATATTTCGTTCATCAGGGTATAAATAAATACTATAAATTGGAGAAGGCCGGGTCCGGGGAAATAAAAGGGTCTAAAGCTAACACTTCAGATTGTATTATAATGACAGAGCCTATTGATAAGTTTTTTGGAGCCTTGGCAACCAAAGATGAAATTACGATACATGACGATAAATATAATGAAATCCAAGGAATTAAGTTTGTGCAATGCTCATTGAAAAAAGGTGAAGATGATACTCAATTAGGAAAAATAACGAATAAACTTTCATCCTTAGGATTGTCAACTTCCGCAGGAAATGCAGCAAAAGACTTGTTGCAACGAGAAGAGGCCTATTCCTTTGGTGGTATTGATATGATGCTCCTTGAGGGAAAACTATTCGACAAGATTAAAAAGGTAGGTAAAAAAGTATGGGACAAGGCAACGGCATTTATATCTAAAATGATGGGGCCACTTTTCAAGAAGATGAAATCAATTTTCAGGAAAAACGTGACCAAGAGTGATATCGCGGATATCGCGGATATTGTAGGATACAGTGGGAAAATTACCGAATCCGTAGTCAGTGATTTCCAAGAGTTTGGAACTGTTCTAAATGAAAAGGCATCAAGGAAAGCCTCCAATTTTAGTGAACCGACCATGGAATTATTAAAAGCTATTTATTTAGGTAAGGATAAAATTCTCAAGGAAATAAACAGAAAAATTCTGGAAATAACAACCACAACAATTCCGGGAGTTGTTACTTTGATTGGATCCGATTTAATAAATAATTATGCATGGAATACTATTAAAGTTAAAAAGGTTGGTAATGACATTGAGTTTTTAGATTATGATCATTTTACTCCGTTATTTGCCACAGTTGGAAATAATGCAACATTGAAAACTCTTGCAGCTCTTTTAAAAGATAGTATGAAGTTGAGTGACAATATACAGACATTGGTTGCCGAGATGTTTTTCGGTGGAACCAAATTAAGCCTTTGGAAAGTGTTTGGTGACTATACGGCGTCAGGAAATAGTTGGCAACATTTGGGAACAATAGACACGTTCAAAGAAGAAAAAAAGACTGATCAAGTTATTGAAATATTTGGATTCCGAATTAGTTCTATTGGTAATTCCCACTATACATTTAGAATTGCCATGTTAGAGGGAATGCATGAAGGTCAAAAGGAGTATGTCATATTAAGGACAGGAACGAACAGTGGATCACATTTTTCGTATATAATAGAGGGGATAACGAAACAGAAGATAGCCGTCGACCAGGCGTTAGATGTCATATTAAATTTAAAATAACAATATAATGCTAAAAGAAATATATTTCAGAGATCCTACAGACCCCAAATTTTCACATTTGAAGATGGATGAGACTGGGAGACTTGAGGCCGTCCTTTCAAAAATACGAATGATTTTGTATACCAACAAAGGAGAAGTTCTTGGGGAGCCTGAATTTGGAATGAGCTTGGAACAACATTTATTTGAGTTTGGGCTAAACGAAGGAGTTGTCAGGGAAAAGTTTCGGTCACAGGTTGCCAAATATATCCCAGAAGCCTCGGAATACGATATTGACTGCAGTGTACAGATAAAAACGGATGGATACCAAGATGTGGGATACTTATATATAACACTTCAAGGAGAACCACAAATTAATATACAACTATAGAAATGAAAGAATTATTCAAACTCGGCCGAATCAAGGCAGAAGAAATATTAGAGGATATTAGCACATATACTCAGGATGTATATAAGCAGGCTAAACAATTATATCAAGTGTCAAGTCCATGGGGTCAAATTCAGATGGTATTAGGGCGATTGTCACAAATGATATTGTTCTATATTGAGGATTCAGTTACGGAATTGAACATAATGACTGCAAGTAGGCCCGACTCAGTTCGAGGATTGGCTCAACTTGCCGGACATGATGTCACACGTGCTGTAGCAGCAAATGGCGATTTATATTTGTCATATAACGGAGTGAGTCCAAAGATGACAGGAACACACGTAATCATACCAAATTACAATATAATGAAATGTAAGGATAATGGTTTAGAATATGTAATTGCGTTTGGACAGGATGAAATCAAGGTTGATTTATATGGGAACAGAGAACAGACATTCTTCAAGATACTTCAGGGGACAATAGAGAGCCAAAATTTCACTGGTACTGGGATGTCATTACAGTCATTTCCAGTTTCAGTCCCGACGGGCACAATGATTGATAATTGGTTTGTTAATGTATATGTCAATGGCAAGAAGTGGAAAAAATATGACAGTCTCTTGGACATTCCATTGGATGCTGAAGGTTATTTGGTCAAGACAGGAATAACAGGTGGGGTTGACATATTCTTTGGGAATGGCAACTTTGGAAAAATGCCTGACAGTGGTAACATAATTCAGGTTCAATATTTAATAACTG